TTTAGAGGATAAAATGGAAGACTTAGGTAGCTGGGTTATCCGTAACGCCAGTAGCCAGACAAACGACGACGCTGGGGACGGAACAACCACTACCGCAGTTTTATTACAGGAAATAGTTCACCGTAGCCTTGAAAGACCAGAGAACGCTATGGTTATTAAAAATAGTCTTCAAGAAGCCTGTAAAAGTATTATTGAAAAGATTAAAAAGATTTCTAAACCGATTAAACTTAAAGATATTAAAAAAGTAGCCCTTATCTCCTCAGAAAACGAAGAAATAGCCCAAATAGTTACCGACGTTATTAAGAAAGTAGGAGAAAAAGGAGTTATAGTAGTAGAAGAGAGCCGAACTTTTGAAACTTCATACGAAATACAGGACGGTTATGAGGCTAGTGTTGGCTTTGCCTCATCTTATTTCGCTAATGACACTACTGGAACTAAAGCAGTTTACGAGGATATTCCAGTTGTTTGCTCACAAAAGAGAATTTCAACCGTTCAAGATATTAAACCCCTATTCGACCAAATGGCTAAAGAGGAACTAGGAGAAATAGTTATTGTTTGCGACGATATTGACCCATCTGTCTTAGGCTTACTTGTAGCTAATAAGGTTAAAGGAACTTTAGGTGTAGTCGTTATTAAGACTTCGGGTAACAACCTTGAAGATATTGCCGCTACTACTGGGGCAACTATGATTAGCGATACTACTGGAGTTAGCTTTGATAAACTAGACATTAAAAAGCATTTAGGACACGTAGATAAGATTATAGCTTCTGAAAAGAAAACCTTATTTGTTTCTAAGACTAAAGAGGGAAAGAAACTAGCTAATCGTTTAAAGGAACAAGCCGCTATTACTACCAACTACTTTGAAAAGGAAATGATGTTAAAGAGAGTAGCCAAGCTTACAGGCGGAATTGCTGTTATTAAGATTGGTGCTGCTACTGACTTAGATAGAGTTTACAGAAAACACAAGACCGACGATACCGTAGCCGCTGTTAAAGCTGCTTTAGAAGAAGGTATTGTAGAAGGCGGAGGTATGACTTTATGGCGTATAGCTCACAATATGAAAGCTAACACCGTAGGCGAAGATATATTAAAGAAATCATTAATTGCTCCTTTAAAGAAGATTTGCGAGAACGCTGGTAAAGAGTATGCCGAAATTGTTAGCAAAATGCCTAAA